GAACGATAGAAGCTTTAGTCTCTTCGCGGGTCAGACCTTTTGCATAGATATTACCTTCTGCCTTAAGCTTAGAAACGTTTTCGTTGAAATTCATCTCGGTAAGAACTTCTTGGTCCATCAAGCCGCTTTCAGGAGTAGTCGGAGAACCAGCTTGGTTGCTCTTTTCATCACCGTCTTTGGCTTCGTCGACCTCTTGACCTTCACCCTCTTGCTCACCCTTGTCTTCGGAAGCTTCAGGCTTCTCGGTGCGGGCGTCAATGATAATGTCAGGAGTAACAGTCTCACCGTCATCATTGGCTTCAGGTGCGTTATCAGTCAGAATGCCGACAGTGATGGTTTCTTCTTGACCTTTGTCATCTTGCTCTTGCTGGTCTTCAGCCTTTTGCTTGAGCCAACCTTGGATGTCACGGCAGCACTTGACTACATCATCATAGGTTTCACAAGCTTTGGTTTGCGCTACGAATGGCAGTTCATCATCAGCAAAAGGCACTTCAACCAAGTCACGAGCCTTGGCGTGAATGTTCAAGCGGTCCATGAAACCAAGAGTAGACAGGTCTTTATCTTTGACGCCGAACAAGTCAGCTTCACCCATCATCAACTCGGTGTAGCCACGCTTGAAGTTGCCGACAAGACCGGGATACTTGCGAAGCACGAGCTTTTCAATGCGAACATCTTCCACGATATTCAACCACGAGTGAGGAATACCTTTCGAGCCTTCGTATTCGAAGAAATTGGTGGGAGTGAAAAGAGCGTGAGAAATTTCGTGACCGACAAGCATATCAAACACATCTTTACTCATGTCTTTCCAGAGAGGAAGACCGAGTTCACGCTTTTGAACGTCAAAGAAGGCTGTTTCATAGTTGCCTTGCTGCACCGTAATATTCTCGTTTGCGAGAAGACGGGCAAGAACTGATTTTTGATTGAACATTCGAATCACCTTTCATTATCTACAAGACTGTTATACATGAGCCACTTGGCGTTGTCAATACATAAAAGTAAAAAAGCGCCCGAAGGCACTTTCTTTATTTGTTTACGGTGTAAGGCTTGTTCCACCCACCGACATTGATGCTGACGTACCAACCAACATCAAAATAGTCAGTCATGATATCGGAGTTATCGTGGTTCTTAACAGTCGAACCTTTACCGTTCATCGCAGCGATCAGTTCTTTGAAGAACTGCCCGATCTTTTTGTTGCTACTTTCATGGGCGTAGTATGGGTTGACTTGATAACTACCTTTGACTTCGTAGAAGTGCTGCCCAGTCCGCTCTGCATGGGCTTTGTTTTCTGTGTTTGCAGCGCCGATGAAGTCAAGTGCGCCTTCTTTGATGTTCAAGACGAGAGTGGAATAGTTGCTGACACCGAGAGTGCCTTTGACGCCGTATTTGGCGAGAACTGCTTTGACAGCGGGGGCGAGGGCTTTTTTCTTGTCTTGGTTCATGTAGGCCATGGTAGGTCTCTCTTTCTGTCTCGTTACAAGTTTAATATAAACGATTCGCCCGAGATTACAAGCCTTTTTTCACCTTCCCACAAAAATAGTTTGTCCTCTGTGTTTTGCGTCGAAGAGATACCAGCACGAGTCATCTTTCCCCGAAGACTTCGAATTCTCAATCCACTTGACACGACCAATCGTAACAATCTTCTCACACCAAGGCAGATAGACCTTCGCCTGTTTGGTAAACATCCAATTCGCATCAAACAACAACCAAGTCGGTTTTTGGTTTGCGAAGTGTTCGATCATAGGGTGGAGAAGACTTCTTTCCCAAGGCGGATTTGTGATGATGTAGTCGGTATTACTTGGGGCAACAAAATCAAACGCATTTAATTTTTGAATGCCCCCGTCTTGTGGTTCGATATCTGACAACATCGTAGGTAAAGCATTCGAGTCTGTCAGTGTGTCGATGTGGAGTGCAAGACGACCATCACCAGCACAAGGTTCTGCGAAGGTGAAACTCTTCGGTAAATGACCCATCAATGGAATGACTGCTTCGATTGGAGTGGGATAAAAATCTCTCTCACGTCTTACAAAATTACTTCTTTTTCCCATTTACGTCTCCGATATATTCGTGTGCGTAAGTAACTCGATTCATATGTTTCTGCATGAGTTCCGCACTATATTTTCTTCCAGGGGATGGCGCGTGTGTAGACCCGTCTACACTGCCCGTTTTCCCCGCATAGTCTTGTCTAGACTTCTTATTGTGACTAGTGCCACGCCACTTAGGCGAGGCCTCACGATACTCTCCTAGTCTTGGGTGAGCAGTCTTCGTGAAATAACGTTTACCTTCTGCCAGAAAGATTTCTGCGATACCTTCACTCATACGAACACCAAACCCCATACCCTGATAATCTGGTAGAATGATAGTTCGATGCCCCTTCCAAGCGTTCTGTAGAGAACCAGATGGAAGTGCTAGGTTTGCAGAAAATCCAACAGGTTCGCCGTTCCAGACGGCAATCCAGCAACGTGAACTTTTGTTAATGTCTCCGCTGAGATAGTGATGATCGCGGAAGAGCGTCCAAGCGTCTGTCGTGCAAGGTAGGATTTCCAAAACAACTTCGGGTCGCCTTTCAGACCCCCTTGTGGTTACCGAACCAGTCACGGTGTCAAACACCCAGTCTGGTTGCAACCACTCAATAATGTCATAATGACATCCAGCGAAAACAATGTTCTTCAATTCCTTTTGGTCAACATAACGGCGAATAGCAACAGACGCAGACTTTGCTACGTTACGGTCAATCACAGATGTGAATTCGTCTACAACTGCACCGTCTTTTAGTTTACATGCAAGGTCAGCACGAAACTTCTCCCCATTCGAAAGAACATGATAAGGTCTCAACCATGCCGGAATCGTATTAAACCCAACAGCAGCAAGTCGTTCTTGGGCATCTTCAGCGTCTTTAAAGTGTGAACAGACTGCTTTATCTGGATACCATTCAATATGTTCTTCAATGCCAAAATCTCGTAGGAGGGTCGATTTCCCGCTGCCTGACGGACCTACTATTAAACCGATAGAGAACGTATCACCGATCAACATCTCTCTGTCCAGAGACGTTATAGAGGGTGCCTCGAAGGTTGTTACACCGTCAAACTCGTAATCGAACACTCTGCTGATTTCATTGGTAATTTCGTCGGTGTTAACCTTCACACTCTTCATCATACATACCACTCTGATTCTTCTGTGTCTGTTATTTCTACAGAATACACAGGCCCATCAACATAATGTTCTGGGTCTTCTTCGATCCAACCGTGTTCTTCCAAATAACCAACACCGTCATTGTAGAAAATCTTTTCCGCTTCTACGAGTTCTTCTTCACTCATATTTTCACCACTAAAATCTGTAGACTGTTCATCCCACGTGTGGTCAAAATAATATTCGTAGTCTGTAAGATTGAAGCGAGTAAGTGCATCCCAATTAGGAACAATTTGACCTTCGTCTTCGTCAATAACGACAACGAAACTACCTTCTCGCCAGAGTGTCGAAGCGGAAAACTTTTGTTCGCCTCTGGTGAAAATGAGAATCTCAATTAAGGTCTTCTTATGTGCATTTTGAATTCTGAAAATTCTTTTCATTGCATTACCCCAAACCATTCTGGAATAGAACGTTTCGTCCAAACCATCTTGAATCGTTTTTGTTTTGTTTGATAAAATTTACGGTATGAACCTACTGGATCATTGTAGTCAACACATTCTGGTGCTGCACCCATAGCAAGAGGTAGGGGAGATAAGTAGTCAACTGGAATATTGCGGGGGAGTTGGCGTAGAGCTTCGGTGAGTAGTGCATCTGTTTTATGTACCTTTCCATAGCGATAAGTGTATTCTTCACAAAGAGCCTTGTAGTGAACCCAATGCCAGTTGTAGTTGTTATTAGACTTCATTGTCCACACGGTGCATGGGTGGCCAGTATGACATGCTTTGTATAGTAGACCTTCACGGTCATCAGGGAGAACCCAGCGTTTGATGCTCGTTTTGCGACCAGCCTTACTCACACCACGCTCAATGTGCATATCACCATCAAGCATACGGTGTGCTGTAGAAAGCATCTGTGCGCTTTCTACAATCATCTTCACGACATGCTTGTCACACTGAAGTTGTGCGGCTTTTACTGGGTCTTTATCAAGGACAAACAGGTTCATTCTTTGTTATACTTCGTCATATAGAAGCCCTCTTTGTGATTCAAAGCCTCTACCAAATCCTTGAACATCTTATGTGTCATACAGATTAGGTCAGCAGGCTTTTTATCATCTTCTGGAAACTGGCGTATGAAAACGCCAGCATCATCAATCACAAGTTCAACGTCTGTATATTGACCAGTTTCGTCAAGAACAGTCGTGGTTGTGTGATCCCATTCCATTTCATTAGTGAACATTACGCAATCACCCAAGGGTCTTGGTCTTCTGTCACCAAACTTTCAGAACCATCGTATTCGTCAATGCGAAACTTAGTGCCTTCGGGAACCCAAACGATTTCTACATCACGGGCGCCACCTGCGTAACCCAAGTCTTCTTCATCGCAGATACGAACCACTTCATCAAAGTTGCCATCTAGAAACAACTGGTTGAACCGTGCGTCTCGTGGATCAATCTCATTCCAAGTCGACCAACCTGCACCATAGCCACCGCTTACAGCAACTGCTACCATTCCATCACGAACAATCTTTTCCATTATACATCCTCTTCACATGATTTTAAATCATTCCAAAGTGATTTCGGAATGACTTGAAGACCTTTACGAGCGTTTGCCGCAGCATATTCTTCGTAAGTGTTATATTCGGTAGTAATCATGCCGCTTCTCCTTGCATTTCAAACTCTTCAACGATTTGAGTCTTGCGTTCTAGCATCTTCTGAAGCGACCAGATAGCCGCGCGGCGTTCATCGCCAGCACCTTCTTCGAGTGCGATAAGAGCGTTAGCAAGAGTTTCGATATCAAGTAGGTCATCAATCATAGCAAATCTCCGTTGTTACAGAATCACTTTACACTATATCAAAGGCGTTGTCAAGCAGACTCGTAAAGTTTTCCAATCAGTTCCCAATCGTATTCTTTTGCAGCTTCGAGTGCAGCGGGTTTTGACGTACCCTGAGCAACAAGTTTCTTTTGGAGTTTCTTGTTAATCTCATAGGCCATTTCGATGCCGGTGTATTGTTCAAGATATGTCGCAGCTTCTGCTTTCGTTGCAAAGTTCTTGACACCGATTTTGTTGTTCAGGTAAGGTTGAGCGGTATACATCATTTTTTCTCCATTACGAATTCGAGACGGTCAATCAGGTCATCTTTGAGTGCTTCGAAAATGACGTTTTCATCAGTGACTTCATCGTCGGCAAACACCTTGCGCATTTGATCGACATATTCTAGAAGAGCAAGTTCAATCGGAAGCATCGTTTCTCTCTCGTTGTTACATTATCTGTATAAAGTGATTCGTCCAAGAAGTCAAATGGTTTCTTCGATTAGACGAGCGAGTTTCACTGCAAAATCTTCGGAAGGGGCGGGTTCGACATTACGTGCGATGAATTCAATATCAGATTGATCAACACGAATTTCGATCACTGCATCTTTGATTTTAAGGTTCTTGATGCAAGCGTCCCAAGATGCAACACCCACAGTCATCGTCTTAGTGTCCCACAGGATCATGTAATCGAAAGTCTTTTCAGGGAGACCTAGGCACTTACCACGGAAGTTTTTCAACGTGATAGGCGCAGTCTTACCAGTACGTTTCTGAAAGAGACCGTCCATCGCTTTGGACTCATAGAACATCTCATTATTCTTACCGAAAAAGTCACGACCGTACTCGGTATCACCGCAGTAACCTAGTTGATCGCCAGAGTATTTTGCGATTGCAATCTCTTGAATCTCGGAACGAAGTGGGCGAGTTTGACTACGTTTCAGACTCTCGGTAGCGACTACCGCAGAGAAGATTTTAGGGAAGTTGAATTTGTCGAAGTCAAGACCGTGTTTCATATCATAGAACCTTTTCTTTGTTACCTTATCTTTATAAAGTGATTCGCAAGGAATGTCAACAAATAAAAAACCGTGTCAAATCAACACTTTAGTCTTGACACGGCTTATAGATAATAGTATAATGATTCTATGGTTATTAAAGATTCGAAGTATTACTTCTCATAGTTTTTGATATTGCTGTTAACATTTCTTTGTATGTTCGATAAAAACGAACCGCTGGTTTACCATCAAAAGCAAGAAGTTCTTCTGTAGTAACCTCATTGATCCATTCATCGATAGTTCTTGTAACACAATCAACTGCAATGTGATCATCCATAATCGTAACATTGTAATAAAGACCTGAAACGTTGATTGGTGTCACCGTTGTCTTTTCTGTTACGTGTGCTTCTCCTTTGAGGACTGTATCACCAGAAACCCATGCGTTGTGAGACGCTTTCGACATATCCATCATTTCGGTATTACCAAACACTTCGGAACTGCCATATGATCTAGAGTTACCATAAAGTTTTGCGTTGTCGAAAATCAAGGCATTATCAAACGCTTCAGAACGTTCCATCAACCTTGCTTTGCCCGAAACTTTGGCGTTGTTATAAATTTTTGAATTGTCTAATAACCTAGCATCTTGATCTACTCTAGAATTCTCTAGAGACATTGCATTGTCATATATCCAACAATCATCATCATGACTTAGGTTATATTCTGTGGAAACGAAACCTCCGAGGTCTCCGTTCTTCACATTACTGAAATCCTTTACTGCTTGGATACGGTATGCTTTAATACCTTCAATACGAATAGTTTCGTCTGTCAGTTTATACTTAGTCATAGACCCTTCATTTCCCTATATTTCTTCCTGACTGCCATGAAATGTGGCAAATAGTCATGGGTTTTCACTTTGAATATCTGTGGTTCTTCGTCGTCTACGGTGATTACAATAACACCTTGTTTGATAGGTATACCTGTTCTCTCATAGAAAGCAGCAGAATAAAATGCAGTTTGGGTGAAATAGTTCGTAATCCATTCTTCTTTCTTTGGTTTACGAGAGGTCTTGAAGTCAACAATAGAGAGTTCGCCATCAAACTCTGCGATACAGTCAACCTGACCAGCACATTCTAACTTATCACTATATAGGAATTCTTCTTGAAACCAAATGTTGTTCAATCTTTTATCTAGGATAGTCTTGATTTGATTGAACGAGAAAAGGTTCGAAGGCATTGCGCCTTTGTTCCAGTCTGGTTTGTTGTTGAGATAGTCTTCTGCAAGTTGGTGAACAGCCGTACCACGTACACCTGCCTGTGTAGAGATTTTATTCGCTTCTTCTTCGCCAACTCGTTTACGCCAAGCTTGAATGTGTTCTTTATTGAGAATTGAGAGAACAGTGGTGATAGACGGATACGCTTTGTCTTCTGGTGTGAAGTAGCGTCTACCCGCTTCTGTCGTCTTTCGAGTGATTTTAGGTAATTCGATACCGTGGTCTACATGATTAAACATAATAAAAAGGATTATCCTCCTATAAAAACATCCCCTGAACCAGAGATAATTGCACCGCCGTCAGCGGCATCGTCAACTCTCGCAGCTGGAATTCCACCAAAGAAAACTTTCGAAGAACCTCCACCTACGGTAGCCGAGTGTTGAACACATACTGTGCCTGATAAGATTGTGTGGGGAGCAATAGCATCACCTTTAACCGCGCCATTCTTACCGTCAATCTTCACTTTCGTGTTGAGTGATCCAGCAATCTTAGCTGTACCATCACAATCATGTCCAGTTGTAATAGTATCGGTATTCTCGGCTCTTGCAGCAGCGGGCATATGCTATTGCTCCTCTTCATTCGATATATTTATATCACTCTTCGTTAACTTCTTTGATCATTACTTTTTCTTCGTCAACGATCCATTCGATAAGAGTGTCTTCGTCCCAACCCATTTGGTTGATCAATTCTACGGGGAGTTGGATGTCTAATTCGCCATCCTCACCCTCTACCACTTCACCTATGTAATTATTATTTATCATAGACCTAATTTATCTCTTGTTATAATATACGATTTTACAAGGTCGCTTCTTACGATATCTGCTGCAAAGAATTCTACAAATTCAAACTCTTTCATATTGCTAATGATACGCATAAAGTCTCGAATGCCAGACTCTTCATTGAAACGCTTACTTGTTAAATCGTCTTGTTTAATATCACCTGCAAAAATAATTTTACAGTTTTGCCCAACACGGGTCATGATAGTATGTAGTTCGCCATCACTCATGTTCTGCATTTCGTCTACAACAATGATACAATCATCGAATGTAGCACCACGCAAGAATGATGTAGAACGAAACTCTACCATTTGTCTCTGTTTGAGTAACTGATACGCATCCCCACGACCAAAGATAGTTGTAGCAATTGGCGGATATGGTTCTTCGTATACAGCTTCTTTTTGAGCCCTTGTTCCTGGTTGAAAGCCTTGATCTCTTGTCGATACTGTTGATCGGATAATAAAGACTTTTTTGTATGGTGTTTTTTTGTCCCACACTTCTTTTAGTGCAAAGTATAGTGCTAGGAATGTCTTACCCGTTCCTGCAATTCCATGAAGCATAAGATTATAACCATCTCTCCATGCATCAAACGCATCTGCTTGTGCGTTTGTCATAGGAGCAATGTCTGTTCTTATGCTTACACTCTTTAGGTTAAAATTACCCTCTTCGTCAATGATTCCATTTTGTCTTTGGACTCTTTTTTCTCTTTTTGACAGGCGGCTCATAAAGGCTCCTTATTAATTACGAGTCTGGATATTCGAATGAAGATTTCGTTTCTTCGTATTCTTTAGTATCTCATTAAATCCATCTGGAGTTCTTGTAATCCCCAAACGAACTGGGTCACCGAAATTCGGTGTTGCAAGAGACTGTTGGATGTGTGGATTGTTTTTTAGATATTCATCACGTTCTGCGATGGACATGAGTTTATCTTCTGACTCGTTTGTTTCAGTGTTAATAAAAGTGTAAGTCGGCATAATATATCTCCTAACAAAAAAAGGCGCCCATGATAGGGGCGCCCTTCGGTTTCACTATCACATGACTATTTATGCAATCATGTCGTAGATTTCTTTCCAATTTTTAACAACAGGGATATCTCCGTGATAAAAATCTACATTGTGGTCATGTTCAATCAACACAGCATTCAATCCAAGTTCGTGACCGCATACCGCGTTTTCGATCTTGTCTTCCAACCACAGACAACCACTGTCTTTGTAGGGAAGTAGTGCTTCGTCTTTATCAGCACCAGTGTCGAGACATACAATCTTTTCAAATGCAGTCTCACCGAACAGTGCTTTAATATTCCGCTCACGGGCTTTCGCTGCAAACGGGTCAAGAGACAAAGACGTAATGCAGTGGAAAACGTAACCGTGTTCTTCGTGCAGTTTCTTTACATACTTGATTGCGTCACGCAAAGGAGGGCAGTAGGCAATGTTCGCACTTTCGTTGAACATCTTCACGAGACGTTTCGTCTCGGACTTTTCAATATCATAACAAAGCGCAAGGTCGTATACATCGTCACGCACTTTGTTGTATCCGTGACGTTTCATCCACATGTCGAAGGAATAAACCCAATCAACAAGAACACCATCACAGTCAGTAAGAATCAATTTTTTATTCAGTTTCATAGTCACTCTCTTTCATTCATCTCTAATATAATAGGGGGTTACCGTAATGGCAACCCCCCTTTTCACTCAAAATGCGAAAATCTATTTTTATTTTTGTTTCTTCGGTCGTTCTGTATCTTTGCCTTTTTCTTGTCGTAACGTTTACCATCTTTCCTAGTAAATTCGTTTCGACTTTTATTGTCGTAGTCTCGGTCATTATCCAAATTTTCAGATTCAATCCAATCCTTGAACTTCTTGCTCATTTTTCTTTCTTGGCCTTTGTTGGTAGTAGTCCATCATATGCTTGGTTGATTACCGCAGCAGTTAAACCTTTGAGTGGTTTTTGTTTAATCATATCGCATATTAGTCGAGCATCCTCTTCGTGGATGGATTCTAGGAGTTGGATAAACAACGCTTCTCTGCGAATGATATCGACATTACCCATCTCTGGATTTTCGTAGAAGTATTTCAACTTACGGACTTCTCGGTACATCATACCTCTCGAATCTGGAAATTCAGATGGTGTATAAGGCGGTGGAGTGTCTGGCAATAAAGATTTGTAGTTCTCTTTGTCGTACATGAAGGACAGAATTTGCCTCACTTGAGGTTTGTCGTTCTGTTTGAGCCATTCGACCTTTTCTTCTTTGGTCTTTAACTCACACGCCTTGTTGACGATTTCGGCCAACGATAATAACATATCTAAGTAATCTCCTTAAAATTCGGATAGGTTTTCCATTAGGTTTCGTAATTTGTTTTTCACAAAATAGTTGAATAGATGTGAACGGTCTCCGCCTTCGGTGCTTTCATATGCATCCATGATCTGTTCCTTGATATTATCTGGAACTTGGGAGAGGTCAATGAGAGATTTGTTTCGGTGATAATTTCTCTTAATTTCTTCGTTCAATGTATTTATGTCTTGGAATTCTTCCAGACGTTTTTTCGTAATAGGTTTCTGTCGCTCATTGATTACGAAACAGTTATCAGGCGACAAAACGTTTGGTACACCGTCACCAGAATCACCTTTGATGATGTGTTCACGGAGATATTGATCTGGATCATCGTGTCGAATCCAACGCTTACGTACAGGGTCATACTGTTGAACGTTAGCGTAACGATGTAGTTGGATATAATCCTTATCACCAGAAAGGATTAGAATTTTCTCACCCATGTTCAACTCGTTACCGAACTTGTGTGTGAGGATACCGATGATATCATCTGCCTCAGCGGTTTCGATTTGAAGGGTTTTGTATGGGAAGAAAGTCTTTAGTTCATCACGAACTTTATTCAATGCAGTAAAGATTGCATTCCAGTCAAGTTCGTCTTTCTCACGTGCTTTTCGACGTGATGCTTTGTAGTATGGGAAAAAGTTTCGACGCCAGTAATTTTTATCGTCTGCACAGATAACTAGTTCACCGTACTCGGCGTGAAACTTAACTCGGTTGGCACGTAGAGAATTTAGGATCATGTGTCGAACCATATTTTCGTCTACTTGCGCATTTCTGTGGTTACCAATTTGCGCCATCAGTGTCGCAATCATAACCTGTGAGAGGTCTACTAAAATCATGTTATACTCCTATCTAATACACGTATTATATATTAGAAATCACTATGTGGCAATACTATTCTTCGCCAAAAAGAAAATCTTCAAGTAGTTCTTCGGAGTTGTCTACTTGTACTACTGTGTCGCACACGTCTTGGAACTTGTACTCTTCGCCCAACGCACGGTAGATTAGAGACTTGATCCCTTCTGAAATGGTTAGAATGTCTTTGATACAGTCACCATTTTCGTCCACTGGTATCCCAAGTTCCATCAACACTTCACACACTTCGTGGGTAGCGGTCAATGATATCTCTGTGTACAGTTGGTGTTTTGTTTCGAACTGTTTTATTAGTTCGTTTAGATGGGTTTCTTCTTCCTTCTCTCTTTTCTTTGCAAAAAGATTGAAGTCTACTACGTTATCAGTCATTTGAATTTTCCATCTCTCGTGTCCAAACAGCACCGATATCTGGATACCAAACGCCTTCACTGCGTTTCGGTGTACCGTCTTTATGATATGCCATAGCGCGGCAGATATATTTGACACGAGAAGTTCCCTCTTGACCATAGAAAGCACTCACATACACGCCACTGCGTAGGTATGTGTTGAGGTTATCAACATATGTTTGGGTTTGGATATACTGCTTACGTTCATTGGGGTCCTTCGAGTTTTTATAACCTCGCATGGACTGCAACAGGTCTTTTTGGTATTTCAACCAACCAAGAACGTTCTTGATGGAAAATACATCGTCTTCGGGTAGGTCTCGAATACCTTCGTCATACGACTTGTACTGCGGTCCACCGTCTGCTGCTTGTTTTGCAGCACGTGCCTTCGCTAGACGTTCTGCCGCTGCCTTCTTTTGTTCTTCTGTCATAGGTTTGCGGCGTTTACTAGTTTTGATAGTTGTGCGTTGAACGCCCATCTGTTCAAGTGCTTTTTCTTTGTTTGCAGCACGGGTAGCCGCAGATTTGGCTGCCCGTGCTTTCTTCTCTTTCTCTGTCATTGGCTTTCGTGCCATGTGATACTCCTATCTGATTCGTATCTATGATATCGAATCGAACATCAATTGTCAAGAACTTTTTAACAAACCTTGCCATTGACTCGCAAAACGATTTGTGTTATACTTAGCGTCTGCAAGAGACTTTGAGTAAAAATTTAAAGTCTTCAAGTCGGGGTTGTTCTGTAGAGCAATCGCACTGTGTAAGTTAGCGTATAGGATATTCGCATGATGCGTCACATCGTCCGAGTAAGTGTACATCATAGTCTGCATCATCGAAGTCTCAGACAATGCGGCGAGACTTGAATGAACACAGGTCAACCCAGCGGACATTGCTTCAATGAGACACAGACAAGATGTTTCTTGCCAAGTCGATGGGTATGCGAAGATGTTTGACTTCTTCAATGCTTCACGAATCTTGTCATTTGAAACGGACCCGTGATAGTTGATTTTTGGATGTTGTTTTAACTTGTCAAACAGTCCTTTATACTGTTCATCACGACTATCCCAACCATATAACTTAAACGAAGAGTACACGTCTAGTTCGATGTTGTCATAGACTTTACAGAGAGCATCGAAGACTGGATATAGAATATCAAGACCACGGTGTGGTGTTGACGTGTAAATAAGTCTGATCTTTTCGTCTTTAAGTTTTTTATGATCTTCGATAGGTTCGATTGCATTGTGGATAACCACACCTTTATGATAAGGAACACCTAGATAGATGTTATACATCTCTTGTTGCCAATGCGATACAAAGATGATTCGTTCGAACTTCTCCCAACCACCGTCTTTTAGATGTGCTACTGCTGGGTCAGTTGCGAGGTCATGAACCCACAACAGTTGACGTTTGGTTTTGTCGATTTCTGCTAAACGTGAGATATGAATTTGCCAGTCACGAAGATACTTTTTCGGGACATTATCAATGAGACGATGGGCAAGCAACTCTGTGCCGCCCATCGCTTTTGAAGTCATATCATCACGGATAAAAGCTCCGTTGATGATACTAGGCATTATTGAACGATTCTCCATTTACTGTCTGGAGACTTTCCCAGCGGAAAGAGCGCCATCCATTTGCGTTCACATCCCAAACTGCGACAGCACTGTCATTAGACTTTCGTGCGGTTTTAGTTTCTGTTTGAGTTGGAAGTTGATCTTCTGCAAGAGTAGCAAGCATTTGGCGAATTGATCCATCTACTTTTGTGAATTCAATTTTTACCCACTCGCTGCGTAGCAGTTCCATAACTTTAGACTTGTCCATCACCATAATTCCTTGTCTCTTCAATTTCACGTGCAAACTCTGAATAACCACCAATGTGTCGGCCATGCCAAGTAATTTGCGGAACAGTTTTAGCATTAGGAAACTTCTCGTCATAGAGTTCGTGATTGTTTCCTTCAAAGAGGTCGATATACGTATACTTCAACCCATGCGCTTCTGCCAACTCTTTTGCTTTACTGCAATACTCACATGCGAGTGTTCCGTAAATCTCAATCATCTCTACCACTCGCTGGCTTGAATTTCTCACCACGCTTCAACCAATCACGACCAGAAACACGAACCTTAATGAAAGGTTTGTTCGTCTCGTTTTTGTTTGGGTTTGCCATGGTAAAGACAACATCTTTGCCTTTGTTGAGTGCGTTCATTTGGTTCAAAAGACGCTGAGCTGGATCAGTATTCTTTGTCTTCATCGAACTACGGCGTTCACCTTTCGAGGTGGAAGTGTTGCCGCTTGATTTTTTGCTAGCCATTGTATACTGAATG